GTGCCATCTGCGTAGTTGGCATATACTGCCGCGCCGACCGTTGCCGCCGTAGCGCCGCCGACCTTATCCCAGAACTCACCCTCGTTAAAGAGCGTCACCGGGAAGCCTTGCGGGATAACCATCCCCGACTCAGCCAGATACGTGGTAATCAGCGCTTGCTGGTCACGATGAACGAAGCCGTTCGGGGCAACGCCCGCCGTGCCTCGGCTATAAGTCGTCACGCCGTCGGCGGGATCAACCCAAGCAAATTGACCAACGATTACGCCAGTCAGACCGGCGACAAGACCACCAGGGCCGGCAGGAACCGACGCTCGCGGATTGGTTGATGCAAAGTCACCAGCTACCGCAGGCGCGGGAGTCAAGTTGACCTGTTTTTGAAATCCACTCATGATCAATTACTCCTTTTAAGCGGTACGGAAACGGGCGGCATTCGGGAACTGCTTTGCCATTGCATCGCCATCCTGCGCGATACGCGGCGTAACTTCCCGGCCAGGGGTATGTGCAACGCGGAACAACGCACGAAGCGCCGGCACGCCTTCCACATCTTTATGGTCGACCTTCATGTGGTCAAGCGCGAAGCCGTAGACTTCAGCCGAACCCAGATTGGTCGCCACATCGCCGACAACGGAGCGCACATCGCGGCGGGCTTCTTCAGCCTCGGCGAGTTCTTTACGCAATCCATCCATTGCCTGCTTGACTTCCTCTTTCTTCATGCCCGGTTCCGGCAGGGCGTCCTCGGCTGCGGGCGGGGCAATCATCGCGCAAATTTCCTCGATAACTGAGTCCTCGACCTTGCCGGCCAGAAGCGCCTTGACCTTATCGGCGGGCGATTCGTCACCGACCGTCGGGGCAGGCTTATCGTCCGGGCCTTGCTCAACGTCGAGAATGGCATCGATAACCGCGTCAAGTTTGTTGGAATCAAGCGAGGCGTCGAGCGCGAGCAGCTTGGGCGCAACGTCGTTTCGTTTGAACGTCTTGGGATTGGCTTGACCAACCAATGCAGGTAGGGCGGAATCCGCCGCGAGCAAAGGTGAGATCGCGCACAATGCCGCAAAGAGGGCTTTGCCCGTTTTGCTCATTTTCATGGCGGATTCCTTGAAGATAATGGGAGCGCTATCTGCTACAACAACATCAGCACCCGCGCGCCCCACGGGGACAAGTGCCAAATGATTAAATTGAATCTCGGTCATTACGCCGTCGTATGCTTCACCTTCAAACTCGCCCGCCTCCATGACTGGCACGTAACGGTACGCCATCGACAGTTCTCGAATCTGTTCGCTATCGATGCCCGCGATAGCCGCCGCATCCCATACGCACAAATCAGCGTCAAGGTAGGGCGCTTCAAAAATCACGTTTGAGCCGATAGCGCCCACAACCAATTCAGTCTGAGGGTCATCGACGGTCGTCGGCACGTGCTTGGATAGAATCGGCAACCGGGCGGCGGTCGGTGCAGCACGTTCAAGCTCTACCGGGTCACGGAGCAGCCGATACACTTGCTCAGGTTTGAGGCCCAGAACGTCAAAGCCGGGGACTTCAGAGCCATAGTAAGGCGAAATGTTGCTTTTGCTGATATGCGAGCGGTCAACGTGCAGACGCCCGTCGACGTCAATTCGGCGGGCACTACGATCAAAAGCAAGTTTCAGAATAGCCATAATGACGAATTATGAAACTATTTTTGACAATTGGCAATTTATCGCTTGACAGGGGTAATTAAGTGATACATAATTATGACTTCAACAACGCAACCGGAGAAACGAAATGCTCTTCAAAATCCTTGGAACCGACGACTCAGTTAATACGTGCGACTGCTGCGGAAAATCCAATCTGAAAAGCACGGTCATCGTTGATGTGGACGGCGAGATTCTTCACTACGGTTCGACTTGTGCTACCCGTCACACTGGCTTGAATGACCGCGAAATCAAAACCGCGATCAAGACTCACTCGGACGGTATCGTTGCTCAAGCCAAGAAAGAATTCGAAACGACCGTCGAATACTTTGACGAACAGAACGCCATTTACACCGCACGCAAAAACAACATCAAGCCCGGTAAAGAATTCGGCGACTTCACGCGCCCTGCTACGATAGCAGCTAACGCCCGCAAGGCACAAATCGCCGCCAAGTTTGGTATCGAGTCCTACAAGTTCTAAATCGGCAGCACCGGGCGAGACGTGCACCGACAGTTGATTTCCTCGCCCGGTTGAATGTACTTGCCCGATATGAGACACCCTTCCGCGATCTTGTAGCGCTTCCCGTTCGCGGCGACGTGATCAGGGCGAGGCGTCTTGCCGGCGTGCGAGTGCATCCACACGGCCCACTCAAGTCCGAGTTCCAACTGGCGCGCGCGATTAACTACGGCGTTTGCCTTGTTGCTTTGGTCGCGGGCAATCAATTCCGCCCGGTCAGCAACGGCAGGATAGAGCGCCTTTAAGTCTTTGACCATCGTATGCAAGTCGCGCCCCGCGCTGTACGAGCGCATCACGATACCCTCAACTTGTCCAAGGTACTTTTCGGGTATCGACCGTATCAGGCCGACATTCTCCGCGAGCGATGCTTGGAACGCGTCACGTACCGCGGGCGTCATCTTGAATTCAACGGTCCATCCTGCATCCTTGAGCGCCGCACGCATCGCGCTATCGCTGGCCTTGAATATTCCCGCGAGATACGCCTCGGCAATCTTCGGTGCCCACACATCAAAGCGCTTGATCCAGCGGTCAGCAAGGTCCGCCAAGATACGCTTAATGTGGGCAACGGGGCTCGCATCTTGCGCCTGCTCAACAAGTGCGGCCATTCGCGGCGGTTCCTTGCGGTATCCTGCCGTCAGCCAATACTCGACGGACGCATTCATCTGGTCAATCAGGGCGAGCAGGGAGCGACGGTACGCGGCTTGGATTCCCCGGTTCGCATGTACCGCGCGGGCGACTTTAGGTTTTTTCATCTGGGAACGCCGCGTTCGCTATTGCGTTTGCAAGTGAACCTTTGCCGAAAGCACCCCGAGCGTCATTAAGCAACGTTCTTGAAATGTACGATTCGAGCATATTACGTTCTGAGCCAAACGCCTTATTGACCCCACCGTCGCGCTTAATGTCGTTTTTGACAGCCTTTTGAATTTCTGACAAATCGCCGCTCAAATCGTGACCGCTTTCGATTTTGTCAAGCAATTTTTTGGCCGCGCCAATCTGATCACCTAAAGCCGAAACCGCTTTATTTTTTCGAGCTTCGTTTATCGCGCCCACGCTCAACGACGCATTTTTAGTCGGACCGTCGCCCTTCATTTCAATCTGTTTTCCGTTAGCCTTGTAATTTTTCGCCGCCCATTTCTCGGCCTCAGATTGTGTGCTTTCGATATACTTTTCAACATCGGACTTGACATTGTTCAACTCAACAGGCTTCGTTTTTTCCGTAGGTTCGACCCCGACCGAACCTGTTTCTGCGAACAATGCGGATAGCCAATCGTCAGACTCGCCCGCCGCTTCCGACGCCTTGCCGCCGCCGGAACCAAATTGCCCATTATCGGAGCGCGGGTGCTTACCTTCCTCAAAGTTGGAATCTTGCGCCGGCTCAGGTTCCCCGCCCTCTGGCGGCACGTCATCAGGCTCCTCCGGCGGCACGATGATGAGCGACAGGTCAAGCCCGTCAAAGCCGCTCGTCGGGTCTTTTGCCAACTTCTCGCGCACCTCGGACGGATCGACAACGCCCGCGTTGATATAGCCGACGTCCGTTACGCCATCCTTCGCCCGTATCTCCGCTTCCTCGGCCGGCGTCATCTGATACAGCGGCACGAAATGGAAATTGATGTCCGGATCAATCTCGCCGAACAGCGACAACTGCACGAGGTCAAGAATTGTCTTGATTGGCGCGCGCCAGTAGGCGTCTTGCTGAGATGCGATCCAATCATAGAACACTCGAATCTCACCATCCGACGACGCGTTCAGACCGCCAGGAGAGAGGCCAGTCAGGATAACCGCCGGGATACGGCTAACCGTACACATTTGCTCTTGGGATTGCGCCTGCAGCTCGTGCAGGCCGGACAGCGGCGTATTGACTTGGCCGAGTTCTTCCGATTCTTTGTCAAGAACCATCAGCCCCTTGTTGCTGCGCATCGCCGTGAAGAGGTCGGCGCGCTTGAACAAGTCCTGTCCGTCGTCGTCGCCCTGCAAAATCTGCCCCATTGCTGTGGACAGTATCGTGATTGAGAAATTGTTGATCAGGTCCGACACGCTCTGACGCGTGCGTAACCAGTTGTCGACGTACGGTTCGGCCAGTTGTGACAGGCTCATGCCGGCGAAGTTAAACGCGGGTTTCAAAATGTCAGGAAGCGGGCGGGTGATGATCGTCATCAAGCGCGAGGCGTGCACCTGCTTGCCAAGAACGAACCAGCCTACGGGCTTGTAGAAATCTGGTGCGGTCGGATCGATTGAGTTGTACGCGCTGGGCGTTGTCCACACCGCTTCGACAGCCGATAGACGATCCAAGCTACCAATCTTCACGGTGCGCTTGTCGAGAATAAGTGGCTGCTCGTTATCGCCGCCGCGCATGGTCAGCATGATCTGGCCGCGCCCAAAGTAGCAATCGTGAGCCGCAGCGGTATGGATCACGTCCCGCACGTGCAGGCGATCAAACTCCGCTTCAATGTCCTTGATCTTGTCGGCGGTATCGTCGCTGCCATTGAACTCGATCCATTCGCGCGTCAGTTCCGTCGACATGGTTGATGCGAACGCCCGATACTCCGCACGGGTCGCCAGTTGCGCGAGGTACTGAAAGCCAGGGAAGCCGCCGCCCGGTAGCCCGCCTTGCAGCGCGTAGGCGTATGGGTTCGAGTCTTGCGCCATCACCGGAGCGCTCTGGCCATCGGGGACAACGCCAGTCATAAGGGCGGGCGGTCGAATAGGGTACGTGTAGGGCGCTTGGGGTTTCGCTTGCATCTGCGCCTTGCTGGCCGCACGTCGCAGGCCGTCACGCGTACCGACAACAGGCTTTGGGGTCTTACGAGGCCGACCCACCGGGCGCTTGATTGGAGTATTCATTCAACAATTATAATTATTTTTAAAAATATTGCTTGACTTGTTGAATAAGGTGATACATAATTACTACATCAACAACGCAACCGGAGAAACGAAATGACCTTATTTCTTAAAAAAGATTTGTTTGTCGCAATAGACCTCAATTCGGACGGAAGTGTGAAGCTGACCGCAGTATTCAACGAATGCGACGACGAATTCGTTGACGCTGCGCAACACTGTTGCTTTGACGACTCTGAGGATTCTTCCGAATTGCATGGGGAGTTCTCCCTAACTTCGATCGTTACTGACGCGATCAACCTCAATGAATGCGATAAGAACGGAAACATGAGCGACAGACTTGAAGCCCCCTTTGCTGCACTCAAAGCCGAAATGCTCAAAGCAATATCCATCATAGACGGACTGACTTACGTCAACTGCGACTAGCACAATGACTCCCTTCGAACAGAACCAACTCAAGCACCTTGCG